GTGTAATAGGTGTAATTAATATTTAATTATTTCCTATTTTAAAAAAATACTTTTAAATTTAGGTGTAATGGGTGTAATGGTGTAATGCCCCTTTTTTGTCCCATTTGAAAATAAAATTGAATTAGAATGACACCTTATTTGAGAACGTATTAGACTACAATATGGCGGCAACAAAGCAACAAACAACCAGCAATATGACGGACAAGCTCAACAAGAAAAGTTACTTACAATATATTAAAGACAACGACATTTCACAGGCATACGTGGCAGCACTAAAAGAAAAAGCAAAATGGGACAGCAATGGGGCTGACGCAGCAATGAGTTGTTCTCAAATTCCAAAAAAGACACTTAAATTGGTAAAAAATAAATTGGAACAAAGTAAAATAGAAACAGGCGAAATGCTTAAAATTAAAGTTACTCCAACATTAACGAGCAATATGTGTTGGCACAATGCGGAATACGTCCAAAAGCAACTCGGTGGGGTTATTGTTTATGGCTTCAATATAGCGTCTTGTAAGTGTGGTTCAGGCATTGGTTTTGAGTTACATTGTGTAAATAAAATTAATAATGTTTATTACGACTTCACCGAAGATTTTAACAACGAAAAAAGTAAATGGTTTATTGAAATTGTTAATTTTAATTCAAATTGTCTTGGGTTTATTGCCGCCAACAACGCACCACGTGAGGCAACTACTACAACAAAATGCCGTTGTTCTATTCGGTGGAATATTTCACCATTCTCAACAACTTACCACAATTCACTCACGGAATGCGTTAAATGTTTTGAGCCATACTATTGTAAAGACCTTATTAATTATGTTAAAAAAAATAAAATTGTGTGTGGTTAATTAATTAATTAAATATATATAACTTCACAAGCAACACATTTTTTTAACCTATTTTAGTCCCATTTGAAAAAAAAATTGAATTCACGGCAAACCATATATGAGAACGCATTAAGATGACGAACAACAAGCAACAACGAGCAGATATTATTGAGAACACTATTGAGATTTATGTTACTGAATTAATGTATCATATTCAACAACACGTTATTAATGAGTTTATGGAGACAGATAATGATGAGTTTATGATACAAACAGAGGACTGCGTCCAAAGTGCTTTTAACACGAACACATATTTGGGTCAGCAAGTAGTAGATGATTATATGAAAAGCAATAAGCTGACTATTAAAGATGTAAATGGGGTATTGTATGAATATAAAGAATTGGTTTGTGAGATGGATTTAGACACAGAAGATGATATTGCGAATATGGTTAATTGTATTATGTTTAATATTGCTGATAAATTGTCAAATGCTTTGGACTTTGAATAAAAATATTAATTAAATATATATGTCACGACGCAGTAAATTTACAATAGAATTTGATAAACGTTATGGAAGTAAATTAAAAAGCAGAAGTAAAGCATCATTATCCAAATTTTTTAATATATCACGTTCTATTTTAGATGGTGTATATGATCGGGGCGTTGGAGCTGCTCGGTCACAGGGAATGCGAACAGGTGTAAAAAGTGAAGACCAATGGGCACGTGCGAGGATGTATAAATTAATTTTAAATATAATGGACGTGAGGGCTAATAAGAAAAAAATTAATAGAGGAAAAGGTCAGGATGGTGATCTTGTTGAAAAAGCAACCAATAGAAAAAAAAATTGAAATGAGATGAGCCATATATGTAGAACTCATACGACAACAACAAGCAATATGGCTTCTTACAATTACTCCCAAAAAACTATTGACGCAATAGCAAAACTCAATAATACGTCACCTGACATTGTAGATAAACAATTATGTATTGGTGCTGAAATGACAAATGAATTCTTTAAAAATAAAGAAATTAATAATATTGATGACCTTGTAAATTGTGATGTTAATTCTTTATTGCTTACAATGAGGTTAAGAATGCGAATGACGGAGGAAGCAGAGAAAAGAAATAAAAAAAGTAAAAAGGTTAAGAAAGGTAAGAAGGGGAGAAAAATTAAAATTAATGTTATTAAAAGAAAAAATTAGTTTTGTAACGACCACGAAGTCTTAACACCCCCCTTCCAATTAAGTATTTCAAATATATTAATACGCTCACATTGTAAGCATTTATAATAATGCCTCATATCATAACATATATCACTCTCAATATATTCACCGTCAAACACCATTTTTTTTCCTGATTCAAAAGCATTTTCACTGGGAACGAGTTTAGTTTTTGTTGGATTTAATAAATTACCATTACATTCATTACAACATAAAAAATCATTTTTTTTTAAAAACTTATCCATTTATTTATTATCATTATCTATTCTTTAATATATAATTACAATACTTTATTTTGAAGAAAATGGCTTTCTATTAAAATTAGTTATATACACACCAAATCTTCTGCTAAAATCTTCAAGGCTTGATTTTAGATTCGTCCTATTATATAATAAATAGTATTCCATACATTCCATTGATTTAAAATGATTTAATTTATTTGGATCAATACATTCTAAATATTCCTTTTTTAAATTCTCTCTGTCTAATTCATCAGGAATAAAACAACCACGCCGTCTATCATTTGCCATTATATAATTTAAAACATATGGGTCACCGAAGTATATATGTTCTATATGATTAACACGCATTACATATAAATATTGCTCTTTGTCGCTCCTATACAGCTTCATTATATATATACTCATTCAATAAAATCTTGACAACCTGGCAAATTGGGGTATTGCTTACACAAATAATATGGGTTAATTGCTTGAAAACTCGGGGTGCCACCCATAAAATCTTGACCTTTAAATTCTTGATATACGTGTGGTTCTACTGGTTTTTGCTCTTTGGGAGGTGTTGGCATTATAATATTAAACTGACTTTTTGGGGGTTGTTGTTTGGGTGGTTCAGGCTTCGCTTGTTGTTTTGGAATTAATTTTGGTTGTTTTCTTACGTCTTTGTTCATCAATTCACTCATACTGCCTTTTCGCTCACGAACATCTCTATTGAATAACTGACCCATAGTTCCAAGCCCTTTTTGATTCACGTCAGTTGCTGAAAGCGATTGTAGTTCCCGTTCATCATTTATTTTGCGGTTTTGACTTGTTGAATCAAACATTTCTATTGTTGTAAATTGATCTATTGAATGCTTCCCAATAATTAATCTTTGAATTAAATCAGTTGGAACATAAGCCTTATCTTCTACATTATATTTATCACTATAACCTCTGCTGACCAAATCATCTTTGGTTCTATATATATTTAAATTGGGATCAGTTACTTCTATACGCTCATTTGGATTAATTACTGATGCGGATAAACTTGCTAATGACACTAATGTAAATGGGTTTGCTAATAATTGAGTTGCCATTGTTTCTTCACCTGCTGCTTTCTCTAAACTATATTTAATTAAACCTCCACCATATCTTGTTGCCGAATAACGTGCTGCTGCCTCTGCTATTGTTTTTAAACTCACGGGTGCGTTATTCATTCCCAACGCAGTTTGGACCATTGCTCCCTCTGTTCCAATATTTATGGGTGAATCAAAATTAATTTTTTGACCTTCTAAAAATCTGTTTAATGTTGGTATTGAATTAAAAGCATTACTACTCAAAATTGGGTATTGTTGTCTAATATATTCTTGTAACACTCCTTCCGCTACTTGTTGAGCTGGGCTGATTGGGTCACCTTGAGAGGTTTGCCGATATTCAAGATTCATTACTCCCTCGCCTGTGGGTAAGCGACCTGCTGGTAATGGTGCTGTTAATGGTCTTGCTTGTCTTGGTGGGGTCATCATTGGATTATCTACATCAACTGCTGCCTGACCTGGTGGGTTATGACCGAATTGGACGTATTCATATATTTGTCCCCGTTCGCTTCCATAAGGTCTTATTTCAGCTGTGTTGGTAATTGCTGCTTCGCCTGTTGGTGATAATTGGAGTGGTCCGCCTGAACCCTCAAAATTCTCACGTATTCCTCTCTGTATTTCACTAACTGAATCTTCCATTATTCCAGCAATTGATCTTTCAATATAACTACCAGCTCCGCTATTTGCGAAAAACATTGGAACAACTGCTTGTAATAATAAATTACCCAATACACTGCTTTCTGCTGGGTTAAACATATGAGCTTCAAGGTCTAACATTTTTGATAAGTCTTCTGTTTTTTTTGCTCCACGTGAATGTCCCGCTAATAATATTTTTGTATTGGGAAATGTATTTTGAATATCTCTTATTTTTATGAGTTCCCTATTTAAATCATTAATATATTCATTCATAAAACGTTTTTCCAAACCCTGTTTCACTTGTTGTGTTTCTTCATCTAATTCTAATTGTTGATTAAAAACACCTGATAATATTATATCTAATGCCGTGCGAATTTCATTATTGCCAGTTAAATAAGAACCAACACCAGCCCCTAATAATTTTCCAGCCGAAGCAAAACGCTCACTACCCCTTCCTCCAACAACCCCCTGTAACCCCTGACCTATTCTTCCACCGACATCAGCCCCTGAAATTCCACCAGCAATCGCATAAGGGGCATCCTGTTTAATAGCATTAAAATCCAAGCCTCTCATTGAGTAAATTAATTCATTATTTTCATTGTCTAAAATAAGCATTCCCATATCATCTACAAACTCGGGTATTATTGTAAAGTAAGATGGTTTATGTTTTAAATAATCAGTTGCTCTTTGCCCTCCCTTCTTTTTCCGTTCTTCATAATTAAGGTATTGTAATTTAACAGCGTTCGCATACCGTTGGGAATTCTTACTCATTATAATATATATAATTATATTATATGAAAATTAAAAAAGTTAAAAATATTTTTGAAAAAGCACCGAAAAATAAGTTTTCTAATGAATGGAATACTTCTCATTATATGTTACGCCAAGTAGCCTTACACCTCATCAGTGGAACAAGAGGTTCAGGTAAATCCTATTTAGCGTCTAAAATATTACGAGCTGGGATTCAGGAAAATTTATATGATCGCATTTTATTTATTAGTCCATCATTTTTATCAAATAAAAAACAATTTGAAGATTTGGGTGTTGCCGAAGAAGATGTATTCAAGCCCGAAAAAACAGCCATTCAAGAGTGTATAAATATTGTAGAACGAGAGCGGGATGAATGGGAAGAATATTTAGACCAAATGGACTTATATAATAAAATGGTTAATTCAAAAGACGACACCGAATTCAGCGACCAAGAATTAATAAATATGGAAAGTTTATTTTTTGGAGAAGAATTTGTGAAACCCACTTGGAAACGTGACATAATTAGACAACCTCAAATCATTTTAGTTATGGACGATATACTTTCCACACCCGCTATAACTGGCTCTTCGGGTATAAATAGAGTGTTTATGACCAACCGCCATATTGGTGAATTAAAACGAGGCGGAGCATTAGGATTAAGCGTGTTAATTTTGACACAAACATATTCAACTACCGCAGGTCACGGCATTGGGCGGGGCTTACGTGAGAACCTGACTGAACTGACTATATTTGAAACCAAACAGGAAAAACAATTGGAAAAAATGATGGAAGAAATGGGCGGGGCAATAGACCCAGTAAAATTTAAATTAGCTTATGATTATGCGATGAAAGAACGACACGACAACCTTACCGTTAGTTTTTCACCCAAATGCCCGACCCTTACCTTCCGCCGTAACTTGAACGAAATAATCATATTTGATGATGATAAAGCAGAGTGTAAATGTAAAAAAAGTAACGAAGGCACACGAACAACTATTAATAGTAGGAAAAATTAATTTAAATAAATAATATCATTATCTTTATATGAATGAAATAGAAAATATAATTAATAATAAACCAAATCTCTCCACCAACACCATCAAGACATATAAAACGAGTTATAATAAGTTGAAAAACATATTAGCTACTGACAATGTTGCGGAGATTGATAATGATGAAATAATTGAGTTAGTAGGAGATGAAAAAAACTACGGATCACAAAATTTATTATTAACTATTGCGATGATGGTGAAGCACGAGGCAGACGAAGAATATGATAAATTAAAAAAACACAGAGAGCTTGTGCGTGGTTTATCACGTGAATATAAAATAAAAATAAAAGATGAAAAGAAAGACAGTTTGCCCGAAATAAAGGATTTGAAAAAACATTTGAATAAATTATACGCTCAAGAAGAATACAGGGCTTTTATTATTAATTTTTTATTAATTCATTTTAATGTTCGCAATTTGGATTTGGATATTATAATGACCGACAATTTAAAAGACTACCGCAAAGCAGGTAAAAGCGGACAAGAGAATGTAATACTTGCTGGTAAAAACCATATGGTTTATTATTACCGTAATAATTATAAGACAAGTTCTACTTACGGAGAGAAAACAATTAAATTATCAAATGTAAAATTAAGCCGAGCAATAAAAGGTTATATCGCCCAAAAACAAATAAATGACGACCCAGTATATTTATTGGCGTTGGAAAATGGGGAGCGAATAAATAGAGAAAGTTTATCTCACTACATTCCAAAATACACCCATAATAATTTAACAGAAACAGATTATAATAAAATTATTGTTACTGGAACAGTCAAGTCAATGAGCGATTATGACAAGTTAGAAAAAATAAGTAACAATAGAGGAACAGCAATTCCAACATTAATTGAAGAATATAATTTGGATGTTAAAATATAATTAAATTGAATTAAAGAATAGATAATGATAATATATATATGGGTGACTTTGTATATTTCACTACCGAGAAGTTGGATATTGATGCCAACGGACGAAAGAAAACATTATTTCCAAAATGGAAGTGGGAAGACGAAACTAAAGAAAAACATTTATACCCAAAAGAGCATTATAAAAAATTGATTAAACCTCATCATAAAGTTAATGTTATTTTGACAGGTGAAATAAATAATATTACCGTGTTTGATTTTGACAGTCAAGATGCTTATTGGGATACAGTTGCTGAATACCCACTACTACATAATGCCTACACCGTAAAAACAAAAAAAGGTTTTCATATTTATTGTCAATATGATAAAGACCAAAAAACAACAACAAATGAAGATTTAAAAATTGACGTAAGGAATGATAATGCTTTGGCTTTTGGAGCAGGAACAAAAACAGAATATAATACAAGTTATGAATTAATTGACAACAAACAACGATTGGATATTCCAATGCCAATGGAGTTTTATTATAAAATAGCTCCATCATCAAAGCCAAAAAAAAAAAATAAAAAAATTAAAATAAAGGTAGTTAAACCCAAAGAAACAAAAGTAAGTAGTTTGTATTATAAAATTGTTGAAAATATTGCTCTTAAATATATTAAAAATAGAAGTGATTGGAAACAAATAATATGGGCTATGAAAAACGAGGGCTTCACCAAACAAGAATGTATTGAGTTAAGTAAGAAAGCTCCAAATTATAGTGACGGAGGTTTTGAAAATATATGGGCTTATGAAAGAAGTGTTGCGAATATGGGAACTCTAAAATATTATAGCCGTGAAAGTAACGAAGATAAATATATTGATATTCATATTGAAGAAGGTGAATACCATTTTTTAGAACTAACGGACGTTGGCTTGGCGGAAGTGTTTTGTGAATTAATTGAAGGTGACATTTTATATCAAGATGAAGAAGGTAATGCTAAATTATATATTTATGATAGAAATGAATGGAAAAATGATTCAAAGGGATATAGGTGTAAAAAGCGGTTTTTGTATATTATGAGAAGCTTTATAAATAAAAAAATAACAAAAGCAAAAGAACAAATAGAAGAATTAGATAAAGACGACGAAGATGGTAGAATTGAACAACTAAAACTATTACAATTTTATGACGAAGTAAAAAAAAGTATTGCGACCGTGTCAAAACAAAACAATGTTATTGATGCTTGTAAAACCCTATTAATTAATGACGAAAATATAATTAAGTTTGATATTGATGAAGATCAATATTATAACATTCATTTTAATAATGGTGTGGTTGATTACAAAACAGGACTATTCAGGCAACGCACCAAAAAAGATTATATAACAAAAAAATTAACTTGGGATTATGTGGAGGACTACGACGAAGAGGCAATGAAATATGTTAAAAATTTATTCACAAAAATAGAACCTATTGAAGAAAGAAGAGTTGCTTTATTGTCCTTCTTATCATATTGCCTTACAGGAAATACAAGCCTCCAAAAAATGTATTTAATGATTGGTGAAACGTCCAATGGTAAATCCACGTGTTTTAAAATAATGAAAAACGTATTTGAATTTTATGTAACCAAATTGGATAGAGATACATTTAATCAAAATTATCAAAAACGTCATAAACAATTATTGGAATTAGTTGAATCACCCGTAAGAATGAGTTTTATTGAAGAATTAAATGAGAAGAAAATGGATGCTGAATTTATGAAGGACATTGTTGATGGTGGAGAACAAAACGTAGAAGTCTTATACAATACAAAAAAGGTCGCATACATTCAATCAAAAATTATGACCGCAAGTAATAATGATCCCAATATTAATACTGACGCAGCGGTTAAAAGAAGATTAATTATTCACTTCTTGAAAAGTAAATTTGTTGATGATATTGATGAGGATGATATTGAAAATAATTTATATGTTAAAGACGACCAAATATTTAAAAAATTTAAAGACAATGATAAACTCAAAAACGCATTGTTCCATTTGTTATTGGATTATAAAGAGGTAAAAATACCTCAAACAATGGTGGAAGAAACAAATAAAAAGGCAGATGAAATGAATCAATTTATAGAGCAGTTTGATATTTATTATACAATTACCGATAATGAAGATGATGTATTACCCGTTGTTGATATGGAAACGCAACTCACTGGGTTCAATAAAAAACGCATTATTAAAGAAATAAATATATTGAGTGATAAATATGAAAAGGTTAAATATGACAAGGGAAGGATGGTAAATAAAAAGCGAGGTGTTGTAACAGGAATAATATTAAATGACGAAGAGGAGAATTTTGAAGGTTAATGGGGTTACACCTTTGGAAAAAAGGAGGTGTAATGGAGGTGTAATGTAGGGGGTTTATGGTAGGTTTTGGTTTATCTTTTCTTATAGTATATGTAGGAGAATGTAAGGGATTACACCATTACACCCATTACACCTAATTTTAAAAGTATTTTTAATATTTATTTTTAATTTTATAAAAAACAAAAAACAAAAAAAAGTTTGAAAAAAAGGTGTAATAGGTGTAATAGGTGTAATGGGAATTATGACGTCACTGGTTGAAATATAGCCATAGATAATATTTGGGTTTATACGGATTTTTTCACGGATTTTATAATGTTATTTAATAGTATATGGACGATGAAAACAATATAGACGTTGTGACTGGCGAGGAAGTTGATGAAATTGAAGCCGAAGAACAAGACGTAACAGGTGAGGAAATGTTATCAAAAAAATCAAAACGTGAGATGACACCCGAGTATAAGGCGGTGCTGGTGGAGAGGCTGAAAAAGGCACGTGAGGTTAAAAAAAAAGCAAACCAGTTAGGTGTGATGCCGAAGCGAAGGATTAAACCTGACCCTGACGAGATCAAGCGGTTTTATTGTAGTGACTGCCGCAAGAGTTATAAGACGGCGGAAACACTCGCAAAACATATTAACCGTTTTCATAAAGAAAAAAAATTATCCAATATTGTTAAGGAAAAAGAAATGACAAACAATATTAAGAAGGATGCCCCACAAAATGAAAAAATACAAGAGCAAAGCAAAGAGCCCGTTAAAGAGCAAAAGCCCACTGAAAAGCCCAGCGAAGAAAAGAAAAAAGATGAACCGAAGAAAGAGCCCCCCGCTCCCAGTGTTAGAGAGGAGTTATTAGCCCCAGCAATAACTCAATCCATATTGCCACCACCACTCCCCGTTCAAAAACCTAAACCAGCTAAACCATCAGGACCACCAAAATTCACTTATGAGCAATTCAAGGAAATAGAAAAAAGAAATAATGAGATGAAAAAAAAGCAGGAAAAGGAATTCAAAGCAAAACAGAAGCAAGACCATATATTAAGAACCATACAGAATATGAAAGCGGGCGGAATACCATTATTTTAAATAATAATATACAAAATTATATTATTATTGAACTTTGTTAATTATTTTAACATTAAATCTTTTATTGTAGTCACGGATAGAGGCAGTTAGAGTAGGCTTATTCCAAAGTAAGTAGTAGGCTAAACTACCAGCTGTAAATGGTGTATTTATTGGGTCTTTCTTATGACGAGTTTGATAATTCTTTTTGACATTCTCTCTAACTTCCTTACTTGGTTCATAAAATTTATTTGTTTTATTATTCATTAAAGTAAAATCACGTGCTCCTTGTTGCCCGAAGTGTGTTGTTTTATTATTATGTTGAATCATATATTTTTTTCCTTTACGTGTTGATGTTCTCAATTCCATTAATATATATATTTATTTTTTATTACCTTACAAATCTCGGTGGTTGAGGAGCCGCTCTCGGTGGCATACCAGCCAACGCAGAAATAGGGTTTTGCCCGTAACCGTCTAAAAGAGGCTCGGGACGTAATATTTTATTTAGTTGTAAAACAGGATTCACGTAACAGCGGGCAGTCCCATCAACAAGCATTGTTGAATTCATTTGGTCAATATCGGGCGGACCTGAACCCCGCTTTTCCAAATCAGGAACAATTTTTTTTTGAATACCTGATGCTAAACCAGCAGGTTCAAAACGAGTTTGTGCGATGTCAAAAACAGAGCGGTTGGAAATATTATAAACGATTTGGTTTGCTCTAATCATTATAATATAAATTGATAAAATAATTTAATTTATATTTAATTTCAAAATTGGCAACACTTACTGCGGACGTTGAGAATCCAGTCGGTCGGCTTCATCACCTTTAAAACCACCCAGCATCTCTTTTCGGTCTTCAGTTAATCCCTGGTCCAATTTGACCCCCTCTATAATATTTGCTAACCCGCCAACAATACCCATCAACGCATTGGCACCCGCCTCCTCCCCCTGTTCGTATGCCTTATCAATCTCTCGTCGCCCCTGTCCCAATTGGGCTACACCCTCGGGCACAGCAGCAACACCAGCAGCAACACCAGTGGCTAATTTGGTTGCTCCAATAGCACCCATCGCAACAGCATAAGGAGCAGTGGAGCCAACTGTCCCCATAACACGACCCACAACGTCTTCGGCCAGGTCTTCTTTTGTAGCAAGACCCTCAACACCAGGATCTTTGCCAACATTATCCGCAAAATTTTGAGCCCCAGCGGTGTTTGCTACTTGTTTTGCTAATTGAGTAACTTGAACGTCACCAACAATAATATTTGGTGATGATGCCGTAGGGGTTTGTTGTAAAAGGCTTTTAGCGAATTGCGTGGAACTGGTGGGAGCATATCTTGGTATTTCATAAGGATTTAAAACACTTATTTTTGAGTTAAATTGTCTTGGACTGATTTTATTAAAAGCACGTAAAGTCATTGGGGCGGCTTCGGGACAATTCATACGAATGTCATCTTCTGTTATATTTAAGAACATTATATATATTAATAGTGAAAAAAAGTTTTGTTCTAAAAGGAAATGAATATTAAAAAATATATATATATATAATGCCGATATATAATGGTGAGTTTGTCAAAAGATGTCCCAAAGGTTACAGAAAGGATAAGAAGACAGATCAATGTGTTTTGATAAGAAAACCCACTAAATTCCGTGTGGCGAGTGGTAGTTTTTCCAGCGTTCCAGTAGCTCCACCACCAACACCGCCACCAAAACCTCCGCCACCTGACCCGCCACCAATTGACCCCGTTATACCCTGGACACCCTTAACACCCGCAAAGCCCATAACACCCGTAACACCATCAACACCATCAAAAGATATTGTGACTGGGAATGATATTGGACGAATACTTGCCGAAGTTGGTGCTCCATCGCTTTTTTTATATTCATTAGCAGTAGCATTAGGACGTTACGAAGGCAATTTCAATATAGAGGTAGTGCTTGCGTATGCCCGTGATATGTTAATACGGTTTGGTGAATCCTTTGGAGAAGGACTATTTCCCGATGTGGTGACACAGGCAGTAAATACGACAACACGGTTCGGTCAAGCATATACAAGAACACAAGCAACAAATTCAGGAACGTTAAGGGCAAGAGGCAGCAACCGTTTTATTCAATCAACCCAAGACACAAGCACTGAAATGACGACGATTACACGTGGGCCAGATGGAAAAATAAAAAAGCAGGTAACCACGAATTTAAAACCCAATCAAATAGACCCAGCAAAAAAAATGATTAGTGATTCAAAAAAGGCACAAGCACGAATAGATGCTGGTGAATCCAACCCCATACAAGATAAAAAGGACGCAGCAGAGCGAGCACGACAGGCAGCAGATAAGGAAAAACAGCAAGCCTTCGCAGATGAGTTGGATCAGTTAGACGCATACGTCACACGTTCAGCGGAAGTGAAAGCGGATTATGAAGAACAACGACTAATTGCTGCGGTTAAAAGGGAAATAGAGATGGCGGAGAGGTTAGATGTGGAAACACGTTTTGTTGATCCTAACGCTCCAATAGACACAGAACAAGCAGAACTAATAGATAATTTTTTATCTAATACTTTAGAAATAGATGCGGCTCCTCCACCAATACAAGCAGCACCAGGACAAACCAAATTTGAGTTTGTGAAGACATTTACTAAAGCGGCAACAGAGATTGCGGAAGCGGCAACAGAGAAAGCACAGGGGGTAGTGGAGTTCGCAACCACGGCTGGACGTGAATTGGGGTATGGGAACAGATTGAGTATAGCGAAAATGACAGGAAGAATACCGAGGGTGGTAGCCGAATCATTAAAAAAAGCGGGGGCAACCGATGAGCAAATATATAAATCAATGCTTGAAATAGAAAAAGAACCTAATTTTGATTTCCCAGCGGATAGTGAAGAATATGAAATACGAATGAAAGAAAGGTTGTATAAAAGGTTTAAATATAACACAATCAAAGGGACAATAGAAGGGGACGGGCAAATCGCAATAAACTTACAGAATCAAGAAGCAGCAGAACAAGTGGGTGGTGTCGTGGCGGATTTTACAGATGATTTCGGTCAGCCATCGGCAATACAATTGACACCGACCAAAGTTCCACGAGCGAATATAAAAATAACAACAAAATATACAATAGCCAATGATGATGGAATAATTGATTATTTGGTTGAGGAAGGTAATCCAGTTATAATAAAATTATCAAATAATGGTAGAGAGAAATTGACATTAGAACAATTTGAAAAGGAAACAGAGGGTGTAAAGTTTGATAACATAGACATAATAGAAGAGGGACTGGGGAAGGGGGGCAATGCGGAAAGCCTAAAAAATTTATATGAAGAAAATGAAGAAAATGTAAAGAATGTAACGGATGCGATAAATGAGTTCCAAGAAAACACAGGAAGACGTCAATTAACTCCAAAAGACATTCAAAAGTGGGCGGACGAGCGTGGTTCATTTGAAGACGAGTTAGTTAATGATTTGTTGGAACGTAAAACAGCAGTTAATCAAACAATAGACCAGGCAACAGAGGCAATACAAACATCAATAAAAAAAGCCGAGGATATAATCACAAAAACAATAAAAAGAACAATTGATTTTGCCACAGGTAAATCAACTCCCATTTATAATGAATATGAAGCAACACAGGAATTAGTAGCGGAATACGAGGCTCTTGGTGGAGATGTTGCTGCTGAAACTACTTTTTTTGAGGAGCTTGTTGAAGGTGATGGTCTTCTTGCTGAAAGTGGGCTTGATGCGGAGGAGGCGGCTCTTGCTGTTGATACTGTTGTTGGTGGAACAGCAGGAGGAGCGGCGGGAGTTGCTGGGTGGATTCAAGCCGCTGGGACGGCAATGGAAGATGTTGCGATTGCTGCGGGAGAAGAAGGGGCAGTGGGGGCTTATGCTTTGGGTGCTGCGGCAGCGACAGAAGTAGCAGTAGCAGTTGTGACGGGTGCTTTGATTGGTGGAGTAGTATATGACGTAACAGAAGGCGTTAAGTTAATACAGAAGGAAATGAACAAAAAACGAATGGGCGAACCACTCCCACCAGCGTGGGACGTTTTTGCGGAGGCAGTTGGTATTATTCCAACAGCACAAACAACCGACAATCCATCAGGATATGCGGCATTCTTTTATGGTGGAACATCAGCAGATGATTTATATTTCTTTGACCAACTACCCGAAGTATTGCGAATGGTAATTAATGATAATGATTCAGTTCAAAAGATACTTATTAAATCATTCCAATTTAGATATGAACAGAGTGAGTTATATAATGATGAATATCCATTTGTAATGGATTTTTTGAGAGAAGAAAGACCTTTTGTAACAAGACAATTCACAACTGATTTAAGAAAAAGTATTTCAGGTGAAGACCCATTGAAATTTGCTTTAAAATTTATTCAACCCGCTGTGACTACCAACCATTACATTGAACATATATTATTTAACCAACCGAAGTTCCAACCACTATTATCATTGATTGTAGATCAAAAGATAAAAATACAAACCCTCTTATCACAACGATATGTTAATCAACAACAAAAATATCTTACTCGCCAAGAACAAATTGCCAACTTCAAAGCAAATAAAAAAGATAGAACACAGTTAAAAGAAATATTAAAACAAATAGCAGACAACAGATATACCAGTGGTGTATTCGTCCAGCGTCATTCAGGCGACTTACATCGCATCAATCAAGCATTACATTATTTTGACAACCACGAATATGGACACTTCGGTTTTAAATACGTCCATAAAGATGCGATTGTTAATGTATTGGAAAGTTACAACCAACAACAAATAGAAAACGCAGAACAAAAGATGGAAGATCAAAGCTCACAATTAACAGAAAGGGAAGAAGCAATAGTCGGTCAAACACAAGAGCAATACGAACAAGAAGTTATAAACCAACAGCAAATTGCTGATCCCAACTTATCAGCCCGTGAAAATGCTATTTTAGGAGGAGCATCAGGAGCTGCTGCGGCTTCGGGAACTCCATCAGGACCGCCCAGAGAAGCATAAATGCGATAATTAATATATTTTTTTCAAACGTATATATATATATGACCGATATAATTGACCGAAAAGATACTGAATTCACACAAGGACAATTAACTTACAAGGGAGTTGAGGTGGATGGCGAAGTGAAAATACCAAGGCAAAAACCGAAGAAATATGCTGATTTAACTACCGAGCAGAATTACACATTAGAACGTTGGACAAAGGAAGCGTTAAGGGATTATCCAACTATGGATCCTTGGTGGGCTGAAACAATAGCTTATCATTGTTTAGTGAAACCCGAAGAGGCGGAAAAATACGCAGGTGAAAATGAAGATAAGATATTCCAAACTTATGAAGAAGCAAATGCGTGTTGGAATAAAATAGAACAAGAAAACAAACACGTAGAGCGTGAATCACCTTTTGTAGATTTTAATATGTTACAAGGGAATGTTAATTTTAACATACTCAAAACAAATGACAAAGAATTTGATTTAAATGTTATTGAAGAAAAATAAATAACTAATATATATATAATGTCTATTTTAGTTAGTTCAAAAAATGTTTTTCTCTCCACACAAGCCAGTGGAGGCTTATCAGGTGGAATTGATGACCAGTTAAACTCATTTAGAGCATCATTAAATAATGTTCCACTCCAAACCAACAACGGTGAATATGGTAAGCTGACTTTAACTGACTTCACGATGTATAGGAATTTTTACTATGTTAATTCTACCAATAATAAATTTTTCTTTCAATACAAAGCCGCTGGTATGCTTCAACCAAGAGACAGTTCGTTTAATGTAACACCAGGTGACTACACTATGGCTGATTTAGCTACTCAATTTACTACTGATTTAATAGAAGCGATGAATGCGACAACTGAAATGAGTAATGTTTCTTTAAAATTGGGATCTTCGGTTCTTCCAAGCGAAGCAGATAAATCAGGAACAGGAAAAGGAATATTAAAATTTTCCCTAGCTACGACGGGAGCAGCAATATCTTTATTCAAAATACAAGCACGTAATTATGATGGTGGAACAACAGAAGCATCATCAGGAAATACAGAAGGTTCATTTAATGATTCATACCAATTATTTGGTGCGAAGCGAATTGCTGTTGAAGATACTAATTTTACCAATGAAAGTTTTAAAGTGGAAATATCAGGAGAAGAACCAGTCGTTTTAGATATAACTGGGTTTTACCCATTACAAATGAGCACCACACCCAATTTATATATTAGATGTCAAGAGGTTGTTGATAATTTAGAGAGCGAGAACTTTAAGATGGGTCAAAATGGTGGAAGCGATACGCATATTGTTGGTTCTACTATATTAGGAAAAGTGAATGTAAGTGATGAAATCATTAGATACAGCGGCGATACTTCCAGCCCATATTTTATTATGAGCGATAATAGAAATATTAGCGAATTATTTTTCCGCATTACTGATTCACACGGAAGAAGCGTTCCGCCAGTTGCTGCCGAGCAATCTACAAAAGGAAACTTATTTGTTGAAATGACAATTAATTTTAGCGTTTATACAAAAGGAACAGGACAACCAGTGAATAATAATATTGAAAACAATGGTAATAGAAATGCGATGATAATTAGGGGAGGTATTAATTAATTGTATTTATTAATAAAAATAATAATATTTTAGTATTTTATAACGATGTCAAATTATCCAAGTTATATGAGCTTTTTTTTGAGATCGTATTCTAACGTTTCGCACCAGAACTTTTTAGTTCATCCTGCCTCTTCGGGAACATTAAACGCCCACAGGCAACTCCAATTTACACTTCCAACCAATGCCAATTTACATTTAGATAAATCCCGCTTGGTATTTTCTATGAGCAGTGTAGTCCAAACCGCAGCAACAACTGTTGGACGTTTAGCTGCTGCGAAAGCAATTATAGATCGCATCCAAATTGATGCTGGTGGAGTTTCTCTTTCTTCGGGATGTGCGGCGACTGCTGTGCTCCAGCAGTGTATTGATAATATGCGACCGCTTGATGAAGACCCCGTAACCAGCCACGTTGAGTTCTACCGCAAGACTTCGGGTGTTAATGGACAAGATTTATCGGGTGTAACAGAGGCTTATAGCAAAAACAACAACGCCCAGTGCTTTGCTATTGATTTAGGATCATTCTTCAAATCTATGTCCCCTAATCTCCTACCCACTGCGATTTTGCCAACCATTCAAGTAACCATTTACCTTTCGGGCAACGCTACTGTCGTGTCGTCTTGCTCCCCTACTGTTTCTACTCCAACTGTTGCGGGAGCGGAACAGGCTACTTACACTATTGATAATTACAGATTGATGGTAAGTGCTTACTCTATTGATGATGGTGTCTTTGACCAGACCATCGCTACTCGTCTTAATTCCAGCGAGGGACTGGAAGCTATGTTTTGTAATTATGAATCCTTCTCCAATACTTTTACTGGTGGCAGCACTCGTGTTTCTTCGGCTGCTTCCTCGCTGGATAAAGTTATTGTTGCTTTCCGCCCCGATGGATTTGACGGCACAAGGGGAGCTGTTGCTGTGAAAGGCTACAATAATAAATTGGAAGCAGGACTTACAAATACCACCAAAACTTTGGATCAGCCACTCGCACACGGCGGAGCTAAATTTCTTAACTCTAATCTTAACTTCGTTACGCCTTGTAGTAATCTACCCAGTTCCGATCCTGACAACTGGACTACACAACCTAACATCAGTATTCAGGTCAATAACATTCGTTTCCCGTCTTATGATGCTCGTCTTGGCGTCCAGTCTTATGAGTTACTTAAAGAGGCTTTTGAGGTGGATCATACACTCAATCAATCGCTTGTTGAATACTTGGAGAACAGATGCCAGGTCGCCTATAAATTTAACCTTCCAGGTTCGGCAGCAATGAGGGCTCGTTCGGGACTTAACTTACAGGGATCAAATAGCTCTATTTTAGTTGAAGCAGTTGGTGATAAAACAGGACTTCTTACTAATGGTAATATTATGGTCTTCATTGAAAGTTCGGTAGTCTTGAAAATAATGCCGGGAAAACAGCTTATGGTCATAAGTTAGAGCCAGTTTAAGAGCATTTATGGTAATAAAAATAATTAATTAATAATTTTAATAATTAATCATTTAACCCCTCCATTAATTTTAAATGTTTTTTTGATTTTCTATGTCTCAATAAAGTATCTCTTCTTAATTCACAACCACATTCACACGTTACAATCTCACCCCCATACTCCCTTTTGTCTTTTAACAATTGTTCTCTATTTTCCTTGCGATATATTTTACTATATTCTTTGAGATATTCTTTGCGGTGTTCTTTATTATTATTATACCATTCAGCATAACGTTCCTTTTTTGTTAAAGAATTTCTACAACGCTTACCATTTAATGTCGCATTTAGTTCTACTCTAACACGTTCTTCTTCGTTTTCTAATTCATCAACATTTTCACAAGGAAATTGTTTATAGATTTCCATATTCAATTCGCCACCATTTTCACGTATATTTTTATATAATTTGTAATTTTTAGTATTAATATAACATTTATGGCAAATTTCTCTATGACTAAAATCACACGTAGAACCTACATATATATCATCGCCAACAGTAATAGTATAAATTAAACCCTTTGAAAAGTCAGGCATATTACATTACAAGATTGATTAATATTTCTAAATCAATTTTTAATCATTAAATCAATAAATCGTGAATAAGTTTTGGAGGTATTCTATATCTCAATAATCTATTACTTGAACCACCGGGTAATACTTTTTGAAATTCAGTGTTTTTACTACCAATACTTACGTTATGAATCATTTGTTTTTTTGCTCTTTTACACTTATCATTATCTCCAATAGGGTTTTTATGAATAATTCGTGTTGCTGATTTTATAGGTTGTCTTGTCCCACTATGAACTGCCCCATCAGTTTTTATTTCTACCATATTGCCACACGTCCCTTTCCCATCACATAATTTAGGTGAAAAAAAAGGTTTATTCGTCCATATTCTTGTTCGCTTTTTATAACCCCAATCACTATACATACAATAATCTACATCATAATAAGGTAAGTCTTTCATATATATTCTATTTTTTAATTGACCTGTTTGCGGGTTTTCCAAAAACCATAATGTTGGTTTAAAATAATCAATTATTTCCAATGTTTTTAATACCAATTTATCAGCTTCTTTTCTATCTTCTTCCATTCTTTCTTTTGTGAATAATTTACCATTTCTCTCCCTACCCAGCCAACCATTTTGTAAGTTTGAATAAGCAACACACGGAGGCGAAGCCCATATATAATCAAAATGATCCTGTGGATATTGTTTATAATTAAATTCCATTATATCTACTTTATGGACGGCATCTAAAATTAAATCAACTGATTCACTTTTCAAACCGAGTTCATCGCAAACTTTACCAACGCTTCTTGTTCCGCTAAATAATTCTAATACTGACATATATATATAATATGTTTGAAGATAATATATTAACTGAAACGGGCTTTTTAGCACTCGTTGGAGTAATAACAGCATTTTTATTGAAGTGTTGTCAAGAAATACAAAATAGCAGATGTAATAGAATAAAGTTTTGTGGTATTGAATGTGACAGGCAAGTATTAAGTGAAGAGCATCTTGAACGATTGCGGAGAGAACAGGAAAATGATAAAAAAGAAGAAGAAAAGAGTGACACAGATAATAATGTTTAATTAATATATATGACTAAAAAAGCAAAAGAAGCACTGATGAAAATGTCCCGTGAGGATTTAAAACGTGGAGCTAAAATATTAAAATTAAAGGGGTTTGGAAATAAAAATAAAACCCAATTAGTAGATATGATTATGGAAAATAAAGGAAAATTAAGTGAGGGTCAATTTATGGCAGAAGATGCTATTTTAAAAATTAGAGAGGCATTGGGTTTATCTACATCGGGTAATATTAAAAAAGCTACAAAAGGTCTTCGTAACACCCCAAAAAGCGGTCGCAATCAAAAGTCAGCACAGCGTTTAGCAGAGGAAGCATTGATGGACGTAAGAAAAGCCACACGCAAATCAAAAGGAAAATTAGAGTTAGATAAAGATGTTGTTGCTCGTTTAAAAAAAAAGGATAAAAAATAAAAAAGTGTATTTCTTATTTTTATTTAAATTATTAATTTATATTATTTATTAATTATTTATTTACAATTTACACACACACACCTCGTGGCGTTATTGACCCACTCGGCACAATCAAAACAGAAGTGTTTTTCGCATTGGTTACATTCTCTTGCTGTATCGGGGTGGGAACAATTATCATAACAAATTGTAATTTCATCACCACAGCATTCACAACTATCTCGTTTAGTCCAATCATTGATTAAAACCTCTTTTTTACCATTAACAAAGTTTCCATAACTAATTGTAACCTCGCAAACATCTTCGTCAAGGTCAAACTTATCAACCAGCTCTTCGTAGTAGTCGTCGCATTCCTTTTCATTATCAAAATATTTATTTTTTGTTCCGTCGTAGTTGGTTTCCGTTGTCATAAACCATTCGGTCGGGCGGATGAAGTCGTGAATGACTTTTGACATCTCGTCGGGCATTTCCATTGTAATAGCCATATTGCTTGTTGTTGTTGCTTGTAGCTTCTTCTTGTTGTTGTAATACCTTCTACATATATGGCTCATCTCATTTCAATTTTATTTTGAAACCCCAACAAAATTGAAAAAAATGTGTTGCTTTTATTATTATATTTATTTAATTAATTATTTATTGTTCTACTTCAATTTTTTTATTTACCCTAATTTTTATTTTCTTCTTTTTTTCAATAGGTTTTTCATATGGCAACCACACCATATCTTTTGGTAAGTTCATTTTGTAACAATAATAGTAACAGTCAAAATTTGCTCCCTTTGTTTCTACAATTTCCCCATTTACCATTTTGTCAAAATTAATTCTTTTTGGCGGTATAATAACTTGTAATTCGTTCATAAAATTTTCACGCATATAAACGGTATTCATTTTGGAAACAGGCATAATTAAAACAAATGGTTTATTTAATTTTTTTAGTCTTGGCATAACTTTTTTAGCTAATGAAAATGGTGGGTTACTTACAATATAGTCACCCTTGTCATTTTCAAAGAAGTCAATATTCTCGTGTATTACCTTATGACCTAATTGTTCTAAATATTCCCCACTCTTTCCATTACCATAAAACGCCTCCCATATAACCTTGTCTTTTGGCAAGAATTGTTTAATGTTGTCCCACGCATAAAACGGGGTCATATAGTCGTCGTGTTTCGCAAGAGTGTTAAGAGTTGCCATTATATATTCAATATATTATTGTTTAATGCGTTCTCAAATAAGGTGTGGCTTGAATTCAATTTTATTTTCAAATGGGACAAAAAAGGGGCATTACACCATTACACCCATTACACCTAAATTTAAAAGTATTTTTTTAAAATAGGAAATAATTAAATATTAATTACACCTATTACAC